TCTTTAGAACGCCTTTATGAGGCAGTTGTTTTTGGACGCCCGCCGGCTGGGGTTGGCGCAAAAACAAGACGCAGGCTTGGGTTTGCTATTATTGGAGCAATAACACTTGTTGAGGGTAAATAAATTGAAATCCATTCAACTAAACCCAGAAATCTTCATCTCGGTTCCAGACGCTATTGATCAAAAAATCACCGTCAACGGACGGGTGTGGACGTTTGACTACTGCGGCTACGGTGGCCCGTTGTGGCTCAAGAAAAGCGGGGAACCTCGGAAGTGTCAGTTTCCCGTCAACAAGGCTGTCTGGAAGGCTTTTGAGCAATGGCTTGAGGTGTACAAAGCCAACGGAGGGAAATCGTGAATGTCAGGAAATACCCCCCAGACTGGGGGGCGATCAACTGGGACATTGCTGAACCCGGGATTCGATGCAAGCTGGACTCTCTTGGCGCAAATGTCTACGAGTTTGCCAAGAGAGGCTCGTCGCATGATCCGTATAGGGTGTTGGCGTTTAATCGCGAAACAGCAAAAGAGACTCTTGACCTTTATTTTGACCTTCAACAAGAACCAGACTCAGAATGAGCCACATTGACGAAATTGCATCGCTTCACAGTGAGATTTTTTTACTGACAAAAGACAATGAAAGCCTAAAGCTACTTTTAAAGATGCTTTCAAAAGCATCGAACGACATCATTTCAAATGATGTTGGAAACCTTAAGTGGCTTGAAGCTGAAAAAACAATAAAACAAACCAAGCATCAAGTTGATGTGCTAATCAATAAATGAGTTCAACAAAAATAGAAATTTTGCCCTGCCCGTTCTGCAAGCAAGAATCTTTTTCATTAGAGGACTTGAGTGATGTCGATGATAATGATGGTTTGTTTTGTGTTACTTGTAATGAATGCGGTGCTGCTGGACCGCAATCGCTAAACGAAATCATTGCTGTTCAGCTTTGGAATTCAGCCGTTCGGAATAAGGCTTCTTTGGTGATCAATGGAGATTCACTATTTGAGGTTTTCAACCGGTTTTCCCAAATCGTTTTTGCGGCTATGCCAAAGGAGGACAAAGAATGACGCCTATATTCAGTGAAGAAGTATCAAGCTGGGGTTACGATGGTCGTTGTCGTCCGATCATGGATGAGGCCGATGCGATTGAAGAGCTTGAGCGAAAGGTTGCTAGTTTGATCCGAGCTGGCACTGCAATGGTGCGGGCTCAAACTCAGGTTGAACGAGTGGCAGCTATTCACGACTGGAGTAAATTGATTGAATCTATATCAAAATGAACACATTTGAAGAACTACAAGCACTTGTCATCAAGTGGGCCGAGGCCCGGAAGATCATTCCGAACGCAACTCCGATTTCGCAACTGCTCAAGACGGTTGCAGAGGTTGGAGAGCTTGCTGATGCGGTGAATAAACGGAACCGGGCCGAGACAATGGACGCGGTTGGAGACGTGTTGGTATGCCTCATCAACTTTTGCGCGTTGAGTTCGATCGATCTGAACGAGTGCCTTCAGGGGGCGTACAATGAAATCAAAGATCGCACCGGAACACTGCTGCCCTCTGGAGTTTTTGTAAAAGATGAATAAAAATTTAAACCTCAAAGAATGTGGACATGTTGAAATTGTGTCAAAAAACCCATTGAGGCACGAAAAGTGCAACGTAAAGACATCAAGAAAAGTAAAACTTTTAAACGGGAAAAGCATACACATTTGCCCATTACATGAAAGACTCTACAAGACGCCGCCTAGAAGTAAAGATGATGGCAATTAAAGACCTTGATCCTTACGAAAACAACGCTAGAAAGCATAGCGACGAACAAATCAAGGCACTCAAGGAGTCTATCAAGCAGTTTGGATTTACAAATCCTGTTCTCATTTCTGAGAAAAACAAAATCATTGCCGGACATGGGCGTGTTCTTGCGGCGCATGAAGCCGGGATGGAGCAAGTCCCGGTGATTGTGCTGGAAGGATTGAGTGGGGCCCAGATCAAGGCTTACACCATTGCTGACAACCAACTTCCGTCGATGGCTTGTTGGGATTTTGACGTGTTGGCAGCAGAAATTGATTCGTTGAATGATGAAGATTTCGATTTGGAAGTGTTAGGCTTTTCAAAAGAAGAAATTGAAGATATGATTGGGTCTCCTGAAGTCCCGGATTGCGAGGATGAAGAGGAAAAGAAAAAAGAACCCAAAGACACATGTATTTGCCCAAAGTGTCACCATGAGTTTGTAGTGTAATATGGCAAAACCGATTCAAGGCATGGTGCCGCCGGGAGGTTGGCATTACTACCAATCCGACGTTCGCCTTCAAGGGTACTCGTATGACGACCTCTTGAAGGCTGTTGAGCATTACAGAGCCGAGAATCATTTGCCGATTGGTGACGTTGAGGGGGACGTGAACTCGTATCTCTGCTCGAACTGGCCAATGTACTGCCACGGCGTGGACATGGTCACAATCACCTCTGTGAACCCGCTGACTGCGTCTGGTGAACTCATGCAGGACATTGGTGTTTGGGCCCGGAATATCCTTCAAAGCACAGAACCGAACCCGCTTGTCCCGGACGACTTGGCGGAAGAGCGGGCAAAAGTCTGCCGTGGGTGTTCTGAGAACGTCAATTGGCGCGGAGGGTGTTCTTCATGTGTGGTTACCACAGATCGGCTTTGTGCGTCCGTTCGTCAGGCCCGTGACACCGCATCAAGCGCCGTTCTTGGTGGGTGCAGGCTCATGCGGCACGACAATCGCACTGCCATTTTCCTCGATCGAGACGCCTTGCAGAAATCAGCCAACCTTCCCGACTACTGTTGGGTGAAACCTTAATATGGCCACGAAGCCCTTCAACCCAAACATCACAAACGCGGTCGCCGACAAGGCTCCACGGGTTCACGACCATCACGAAAAGCCTCGGATTCTTGATTTGGATGTCGTCAATCCGACGACGGGATCCAGTGAAACGGTTGATGAAAAGACGCTTCAAGTTCGGAGGACATTCAAAGATGCAGCGCAGGCTCACAGCGCATACAGGCGCCTGAAGCAGCAAAATGTTGAACGGAACCGGAAGAACCAACTGATTCAAAAGAAGCTCAACAACGAGACTCCCTATTCTCCAAAGAAGCTGGAGTCAATGGGACAGGCATGGAGAAGCAACCGTTCGACCGGGTTCATTTCAACGATGTGCAGCCGCTTGCAGCCTCCGTTCCGGCAGGTGATCGAGCAAGCCGCCACGCTGACGTTCTCAAAATTCCCGATTGAATCCATCGATTCCGAGAACAAGACCAAGGTCTTTCGCGAGTGCATCACTAAGTGCATCAGAGGGTGGAATGGTTTCGACGATTTGCTGGCTCAGACCGTCCACGAGAACACCGTATTTGGGTTCTGTGCTTGGAGTTGGGACGATCTGCGAGACTGGAAACCGGAGTTCTGTCGGCAGGACTACACCTTTTTCTCAATCGAAACCCCGCAGATTGCTGACGCCACCCCGATCTGGGCAAAGAAACGCCGGTATCAGATCGCAGAACTCCTTCCGATCCTCGAGAACGAGGCGATGAGTGTTCTTGCCGGGTGGAACATCAAAAACCTTGTCAGAGCGATCAACAACGCCACTCCTGCGGGTCGAACACTAGATTCTGATGACGACGCCCGACGATACGAAGACTGGCAACGAGAGGGCTCCTATGGGGCTTCCTACGAAAACGACGCAAAGTACGTTGAACTTGGGGAAATCCTTGTAAAGGAGCCGCACGGGAAGATCTCGCGGTTCCTGTTCGACGACAAGTCTGGAGACGAGATTTGCACGCAGGTTGATCGGTACAACCGAATGTCGGATTGCTTGGGTCTTTTCTCAATCGAAATCGGCAGCGGCAATTTAATGTCGTCCCGTGGAGCCGGCCGCGACCTTTACAACACGCACGTCGCAATCGACAAGGCCCACAACCTCATCATTGATGACGTTTACCTGAAGTCCTTGCTGACACTGAAAAAAGGGCCAAACGCAAAGCCGAACACTCCTTCTCTTGTGGTGCAGCACCCGGTTGCAATTGTTCCGGAAGGGTACGATGTCATCCCTCAATCGATGCCGGTTGATGTGAGTTCGTTTATCCAACTTCACCAGTTCATTGCGAACATGGCTGAGATTCAGTTGGGCACGTTTTTGCCGGCGCCCCATATTGAAGGGTCTGGCAACAAGACGGCGTCTGAAATCAACCGTGTTGCAGCGATCGAAAACCAGCTTCGTCAAGGGATCTTGATGCGCTTTGCCCGCCAATTCTCGCAAGGAGTTGAGCGTATGCAGCGTGGGATCTGCCATCCGGAGCACATCAAAGCTGCGGCTGATTTGAAGGCAAAACTGGACCTTGCACGACAGAGCCAATTGAAAGTGAGCTGGGCAAAGCGAGAAATCGTCGAGGCGTTTGATAAGTCCAACATGGAATTGCCTCCTTTCCTTGTTCCTTTTGAGGTTCCTGAGCACCTCGACGAAGAAGCAATTGAGTGCTGCTT